CTCTCTCAGAGAAACAATCTTGTGGGAAACTCTATCAAGATTAACGGTAGGACCGTCAGGGTGGCCAAGTTCGCCAAGTGCTCTACCTGCCTGAACATGATTTTCGTTGTAACGACCAACCTCACGGCGGAGAGTTTCCATAGGATACATACGACCATTACGGTTCTTGATGTTACCCTGGAGGAATACTCCCTCAATATACATTGATTTCTTGCCGTTCTTTTGTTCGACAAGAAACTCAACGGATTCGATTTCTTCTCTAATGAGTTTCATTTGACTAGTAGATTATTTTACTTGAAATTAAGTGCGAGCGTCTACGTTAACTTTGGTTCCCTTCAACGCAGCATTACCTCTCAGACCCTGACCGATATCTAGGTGGATAACGATAGAACCTGCAGCGGGAACTGTTATAGATCCCAGGTCTGCATCATCATCAGTATTACGAACAGTGACATCATAATCATTTGCGTTGTCAGTATTGCCAATATAAACCGCAGTTGAGGTTTTAAATTTGGTTGTACTTGCCGCCAACACAGTGGCATCTCCTAAGACTTTCATCTTTCCTAACTTTCAGTATAATTTATTTATAATTAGACACCATCACTGGTATCAAGTTCCTCATCATCAACTTCATCTTCAACTTCGATAGGATCCTCACCAGCAAACATACCATTTGCAATCACAGGACGGAAAGCGTCAACTTTTTCGCCTGCTTTGGCATACAGTAAATCTTTGATGGTATCACTAATCTGAGATGGTGACTCGTCAGAGATCATCATATCTAAAAGGTCATCCATTAGTAATTTTATAGTAAACAACTAGATATATTTATATTTCACCGCCCTTAGGCAGTTCTGGTGCTTCAGTGGCAGATCCATCCATTTCAGGTTCCATGACTGGAGCACCTAAATCCATACCTGCTGCACTATCTAAAGGTTGTCCTGTTGCAGGATCGATAGTTGTAGGATCAGGAATAACACCATCTTTAATCTCTTTTTTAATCAGCGCATCTTGCTCAAGAATTTCTACATCAGTCTGACGTAAAATCTTACGGCGAACATAATCCTGAGAATAATACTTACCAATATAAGCTTCTGCTGTTGCTGCCAGAGATAGTCTCTCATTCATGAGTTCTGCCTCTTTCAGTTCAGAGAAGTGATTATCATAGAGGAAGTCATACTGAATATGCTCACTCATCGTCTCCCAATCTTCAGGAGTGATGATATTCTTAAGAATAAGTTGAGTCTTCAGCATGTCATTAAACATGTTGGAGAATCTCTTTCTTAAACGTGCAACAAACTTTGTAAACTTCAGTTCGTCTCTGAGGATTTCGGAGGATCTTCCGAGATTAAATCCGCCTTCGCCATCCATTCTAGACGGGGGGACGTTGAGTGATCTGTATAACTTTTTCTTAAAATACTCAATGTCCGTGATTTCACCAAGGTTTTGACCTCCAGGAAGAGTAGAAATTTCAGTACCACGTCCTCCCTCTCGTCTAGGAAGCCAGAAATCCTCAAGCATTGCCATGTATTTTTTGTCATCACGAATCTCTCCTGTGTTTGCATCGTATACAAGTTTGTTGCGATAACGCATCATGACATCACGGAGGTATTGTTCTGCCTTTTGCTTAGGCAGATTACCAACATCAATGTAGAAAATTCTACGTTCTGGTGCTCTAGATAAACGATAGATGACCAGAGAATCTTCAATCATACGAAGTTGATTGATAGACTTAATTGCTTTATGAAGATAAGAGAGTGTTGATCCCTTGTTTCTATCTACTAAACCAGATGTGCAATAGGTAATTGCGTCTCTTGCAATTTTAATTCCTTGACTTGCACCCGTTTGCATTGGATTGCCAGTAGGATAAGTAGACTTTGGATTATAGATGAAGTATTCTTCGATTTCTGGAAAGTCATAATCCATAGGATTTTTGCTCTGCAGTCTTACAACAGCAGAAGCATCATTGTTCTTTTTCTTCTGTTGTCTTACATAACGCATTTTCATTGCGTCAATATAACGAAGTTCTTGAATACCTTCTTGAGGATTCTTTAGATCAATAATCTTATGATAATAGATACGACCATCAATATACCAGTTACGGTAAATTTCATGTGCCTTTTTATCAAAATCTAATAAATCTAGGATATACTTAAACTCTTTACGAATTTTAGTTTTGATACCATCACTAGCATTCAGATTTGAAAGTTCAATTTCTACAGGACTATCGTTAGAATCAGAAACGATTGCTTCGTTTACAATATCTTCAATGGCACTATCCGCTTCAGGATGAAGTGCCATTTCACGATATCTTTTGATTAGATCAAACTCGGTGCGATATACACCTTCAATGTCAACATAAGAACCAAAAAAACCACTACTCATGTAGTGGTCAGACCCGTCCTCATTGTTAGGAGGAACAGGACTGACAGCACCTGGAGATAGTGGTTCGGTGTCCTCAATAGAGAACCCAAATAACTTGGACATGATTATATAAATCTAAGTTTCCTTAGACTATTTAGATGGTCAAATATCAGGCGTTATTACCTTTTTCTCCGTCCTTAGACGCGGGATACCAGTAGTTAACTGTAAATTCTACTGTGAACTCTTCAATGGTATCGGTGGTGTCATAAGAGAGATCGATTGCAGAGATATTAGTTGGGAAAATATCTGCAAACTGGTAAACTGCAATAGTCTCAAGACCAGTTCCTTTGGAATTTTCATCACCATAACCGATGTTAGATGCCTGTCTTCCCAGATGTCTAACAGTGGCAGATGCCATATAATCAGCAGGGTTAGTTGCACCTGAAGCTTCTTGATACTGAGCAACAAACTGTGCCCATTCTTCCATCGTTCTTCTGATTTTAAAGTCAGTGTCGTTGATGACGGTGATGGTCCAGGTGTCGAATGTGCGATCACCAGCAACTTTAAAAGTACGTCCTCTGAAAGGAACGTCAATCGAAGCTACGTTTGATGCAGGCAAGTTTGCTGCTTTACACATGTATTTAAAAACGTCTCCATCCAACGCAGAGATACCATCTGGTAAATCTCCAGGTGTGATCTCAACCTCAAACAGATTGGGGCGAGCGCCGCCGCCAATCAGTTTGGATTTAAAGTCGGTGAGTGAGTTTGCCATTGTTTAATCCTCCGTAGTGTTATTTAGATAATATATCAAACTCTACCTGCTACTTCTTCAAAACTGACGCCAGTTCTGGTAGCAACGAAGGTGAGTGTTACATAGTTGATGCTTCTAGCAGGCTTCAGGAAGATGTCTGCTCTAAACTCATTATTATCAATGACATCGGGAGTATTGTTTGTTGCGTCACAAACAACCAAGAATCCATAGAGTCCTCTCTTCGATTCAACGTCACGGAGGAATGGTTCAACGATGTTTCTGAAGTTTGCTCTTGTTAACTCATCATTGAGTTCAAAGAGTTGAGCTTGTGCTGCTCTTTCAAGTGCTTGCTCAATAGTAAGGAACAGACGACGAACATTAATTCTATCGAATGCAGAGGCATAACCGAGAGCGGTCTTGTCTCCAAACAGAAGTGTTCCGATACCAGGTGTAGTGATAAAAGAGTTAATTCTGTTAGGATACAGTTTATCTCTTTGTGCTTTAGTTGGGTTATATGCAAGTTTGACTGCATTGTTGATAACACCACGCTGCTGTCCCGCAGGCGAGAACCATGGGAATGCAACTAAGTTAGTGCGTGTCATCAGACCAGCAACATCAGGGTTACATGGCACATAACGGAAGATGTTGTTGAATCTATCGAACATATACTTATAACCACTGTCGAAGACTGCATACGAAGAAGAGGTCAGTGGCGAGAAGAAGTTGATCAGATTATTGGTCTGAGTGGTTGTGTTGGTTACGTAAACAATGTTATGTCTGTGAGGTCCGATAACTGCAATACAATCTTTTCTTGCGTTAGCAAGAGAGATGATGTAGTTTGCTTTTGCCTGCGAATCAGATTCGCTTACGCAACCAGGTCCCATGATCAGGAAATCAACTTCAATTTCATCCTTATTGGAGAAGAGACCGTAGGAAGTGATCAGACTAGAAAGTTCTGCCTTCATTCCTTTGTCAGCAGAGTAATCAACACCGCCACCGAGAGTGAAGGTCTTGTTACCCAGGACAGAGAAGGTAGTATCTTGAGCGTTTAGACCGAAGAGACCATCAGCAGTTGTGACTGCGGTGAAGTCGGTAGAGAATCCAGATGCTCTAGGTACACAAGTAGAACCACCGCTGGTAGTGATACCAGAAGAAAGGTTATATCCCACATAGACATTATCAGAGAAGTCTGCGATATAATCTTTGTAGTAGTTTTTGGTAGGTGAGTTGTAATCGGAAACAGCGTCTCCTGCCTTAGACAGGTTGACGTGACTCTCAAGGAGATTGCCCTTGATACCAGTGATGCTTCCGTCGTCATCTACGACTGCGACGTGAATACCATCATTTTTACCGTTTCTTTCGGTAACGTAGTTGGAAGAAATTGGTCTTGGAGCAATAGTCTTCCAGTACAGCGTAGAGTTGGTCAGACCAAGTGTCTGCTGATCGTACCAGTCAATAGCAGTTGCAGGTGTCAGAGCAGCAGAAAGTCTACCAGTCGTGTTAACACCAGAGTTATTAACGATATTCAGTGCAGTTCCAGTTCCGAATGCTGCGAAGGAAGTTCCCTCTGCATAAGTAACGGCAGTTTCAGTAGAACCAGTACCAACTGTTTCTACGCGAGAAACAACTTTAACATCAAGTGTACTAGAGTTTCCAGCGGCGTCAGTCGTTACGCCCGTGATGATTCCCTTCAGGAATCCAGTGAACTCAGAGGTGGTTCCAGATCCAGGAATTACAACCCCACTTAAGGAAGCGGTAACACCGAATCCAACCTCTGCACCGATACCCTCAAGAGAGGTGGTTGCGATACCAACAACCTGATCTGCGAAATCGTCGATGTAGCAGACTTTCAGATTGTTGCCCCAGGTTCCAGGGTTCTTAGCAGCATAAGTGAAAGTATTGTCGCCTTCCTTATGGTTCTGCTGATAGTCGTCGTAATTATTGATTTTCAGCGATGTTGTCGAAGCAATACCAACACCAGCGTTAGCATTGTTCAGTTGAGTATCATCGGCTCTGACAACTTTAAGTACTCCGCCGTAGGACAGGAAGTTGGATGCACTCATCCAGTATTCGTACTGTGCATCGGTAGAGATGGGTTTACCAAACGTATCGATAAGTTGTTGCTCAGTTTGGATGTCAGTTGCTTCGTCAACTGGTCCAATAGCAAAAGGTCCTGCAATTGCACCAATATTATCTAATACATTCTCAGCTCTTCCTACTGTAAGGTCAACCTCCCTGACTAATACGCCTGGAGACAATTGAGGAGTCGCCATGTTTTTTTCTCCGTGGTCTCATGTTACTGAAAATATTTATTAAAAAGCATGTTTTCACAGGGGAAACCTGACGTGAACTACCAGTCTGGATATTCCCATCTGTTATCTGACTTTTTGTTTGCTAATATTCTCCTTATAGTACACTCTTTACACTCATAAGAATATGAGGAAGCAACAGGACCTCTGTCTTTTCTAGTTCTGTAAAAACTGTCCACTAAATTTTTTAGTTCGCCGCAGGATCTACACTTTCTATCTTGTAAAAGAAGATGACCTAACTTAATCTGACCATCTAAATCCATTAAGATAGATACTCCCACATAAAAGATCTATCACCATATTCATCTGCTTTAAACCATCTGTCTTCACCATCAACAAAACTATCGTCATCCAAACCATCATTTAAAAATCCAAATGGTGCCATGTCCTGTTCGATTTGATTTTTTTGTTCTTCATATAATCTCTTACGAACATCCTGGTCAGTCAGTTCCTTGAAGTAGTCCATCTGAACTAACCAGGCATAGATAACAAGACACATTGCCAAGTCATCATTACAACCTTCCTCTGCCTCAAATGAATTATGCTTTGAAATAAAAGTTGTCAATTCTGAGATAATTTCATAGTCTTTAAAGATAAGTTTATCTTCCTCAATCAGAGTCTTGAGATTAAGAGATCCAACCTTCTTCACAGTCTTAGACATTTTTACACCAAGTTGAGTCTTCTTACCAGAGAAACCTTGTCCAACAATCTGACCTGCCCTACCTCTCATAGAACACATCAATAGATTCTGATACTCAAGATCATATTGTAGAATGCTTGCAACTTGATCTCCAATATCGTTCACTTCACATAAAATATATGCGCTATTATAACTCTTTGCTACTTCGTAAATTATATTGGGGAACAACATTGGTTTGATATCATTGTTCCTATATTTGGCGACAACCTTGTGTGGGAACTCCGTTATGTCTACAACTACAAAAGCAGAATAGTCTTCTCCAACACCACGCGCTACGTCAACGGTCATTACATAGTCATGATTTTCTATTGACGGTTCGTAAACATCGAATCCAGCATTTCTCTGGATAGGATTATCATATATCAATGTTCTTAATTTACTTGGTGCAATCAGAGTATCAACAGATCCAAGGAATTCACATTCAAACTCAACTTTGAATTGCTGTTCCGATGTATTCTTAATAGTAGTCTTTTTCCACTTTTCATCCCTACCTGGAACTTCTGACCAGTGAACATCTGTAGGAACATAATCATTTTTTTGCTTTTCAGCATCATGCCACAATCGGTAGAAATGATTCATACCATGTGGGGTAGATACAATAATTACCTTGGTGTTTTTACCAGAAGTAATAGTAGGATAAACAGATGCAAAGAACGAGTCAGCGACGTGATTTGGGACAAATGCGAATTCGTCGAGAAAGAGGATGTTGAACGACATACCTCGGACAGCACTCGCAGACGTAGAAGCTGCCAATATCTTACTGCCATTTTCTAACTCCAGTGAACCTTTGTTCCAAGCAATAATACCCTGTTGCATCCATTTGGGCAAGTTCTCATATGCAGTCTGCAACCTTCCAAGAAGTTCTCTTGCGGTTGCTGCTTTGTTTGCCAGGATGCCAATATTTACGCTATCATTAAATACGGCATAATGTAAAAGGTAAGATACGACTGTTGTGGATTTACCAGTCTGACGTGGCATCTTACATATATTAAATCTGTTACTGTGAAAATTATTAATTAACTTCTCTTGAAAATGGTAAGGTTCAAATTGAGTTAGACCCTCATCAAGAGAAATAATCTTGACATAATTTTTGGCAAAGTAAACAGGGTCATCCTTACATTTCATAAACTCACGGATATTATCTTCCGTGAATTCAATCGCAGTATTCGCCTTTTTTAGATTAGGATTGCCAAGATATACATTATCAGACATAGTTTACTCAGCAATTCCACTTTCTAAGGGACTTGTTAATTCTGCTATCGGGATCGTTTGCTGTTTTTGAGGAAGTCAACTTCTTCTTCATACCTTTCATTCTGGCGCAAAAGGATGCCCTGCGGGGATTTCCAACCTTCTTTGAAGGTGCCTTAAGGTCGCTGCCTGGATTTTCTCTTTCGTAAGACTTTCTGCCTTTTTCGTTGAGTCCACCCTCTTTGTTTTTTCCTGCTTTCCTGGTCCATGCTGCTCCTTCTGCAACTTGGAGTAGTGGTTGTCCTGGGACATAATCGGCGGTTCGGTAACTTTGTACTCTTGCGCCAGGATAAACTTTGTCTACTTCGATTTGGACTTCAGCTTTGGTGGGAACCTTAGTCGAAGGGAAGAACATTCTAAGAACATAATATCTACCTCTCCAATTGATAGAGGTCATGATGATATTACCAGTCTTAGCAGGTATTCTAACTGCCTCTGACATTGGTTTCACATAATTTTTATCTGCACCTGGTTTTCCGCCATCTCCACCTTTCGGTGCAGATTTGCATGGTGACATTCCATGTACAGGACATTCAACTCCATTATCGGTATGATTGCACTCAACTTCTTCTTTTTTGACACAGTTAGGATATCTTTTCCCAAACATAGTCTTCATACCTTTCTTTTCATAACCTTTCCAACACTTTTCATCAAGTTCAAATTCTTCCTTCTTGGTTTTATTTCCCCAGTTCTTTGCTCCAACTTTTCTGCACTTGACCAATGCTCCTGACGCATATGCACTTGGCCATACAGAGTAGCGTGACTTGACCTTATGGTAGCAAGCATCTTTCTTGCCTTCCTCAATGTCGATCTCGTCACCTACTTCAACGTTGTTTTCTGCGAACCATCCACGGTTTACTTCTAACGCACACAGTACTTCTCCATCCGAAGCAACTGGATTCTCGTCAAATGGTTCTAATTTTTTGATGCTTTCAATGATACCTTCCTCTGTGATGAAAGCAATGTCAAGAGGAATTCTTGTTTCTGTCATATGGAAAGACTGTTCTGCAACTTCATCAAAGATGAACAGCATTCCACTATTAATATCCAAACTCTCACGAAACATTAATCCTAAGTTGAAATCTCTAATGTTGTTTGGAATCTCAACGTTGAGTGGTAGAGTGATAAATTCGGTAGACTCGCTCATTTTCTTCTTAGGTTTATCTGTTGAAACGTATGTAGGTTTTGCTGCTCCTGTCTTTTGTGGTTGACCTGGATCAGCAGCTCTTTTCCTTCTTTGAGCAGACTCTCTTTCAGATTTGCTCATGCTTGCTCTCTTTGCAGAGGATACGCACTTTGGTGTGGATTTCTGACCTGGTTGACGAGCACACGGTTTACCTGATACAACTTGTACCCAACCAGGTTTCCCTCCTTTTGATTTAGATTTACCAAACCAATCACGAAGACTTTCTTCGCTCATTCCCCCACCATTACCACCATTTCCGTTGCCACCATTACCATTACCATTACCATTACCATTTCCGTTGCCGTTACCATTTTTTGGTTCGTCAACAGTGTGACCATTTTCTTTACGGAGCATTCCAGCACGACCTACAACCTTAAATCCTTTTGGGATTGGTTTACACTTTTTGTCAGTGTAACAGTAATATTGTCCCGCAGGGCAGCGTCCGTTCTTAGCCATCAAAAGAGTAATTACTCCTTATTATTTATCAACCATCAAGTGCTACAGTGAGACCCAAAGTCATACCTGGCAGTTCAGTCCAACTAGTGCCATTATAAAAATTAATTTTTTGAGTGGTTGTGTTGTAAATCATCGCACCTTCATTAAAAGTTGCTGCATCTCTTGCTGAGGTTGTGTATTGTGGCATATAGAATGCGGTTCCAACCGTTGCAATACCAGTTACATCTAAATTTCCACTTAAAGTTAAATTAGTACCAGCACAGTTTTCTGCAAGTTCAGATGGAGCTCCAGATAATGCTGTGCTAGCGATACCAACCCACTTTGATGTAGATGAGTTGTAAATTAATAGTTGATTATCAACCCCAGTAAAAGTAACATCATCAAGATCCTTGATGAATCCTGCACCACCACCACCGATTGATGATAGTTGATATTGAACTCTCTCTACAAATATCTTATAGTGTTTTTGAAGTTGATCAAGAGTTACAAAATCTTGATTAAGTGGAGTAAGGGGATCTGGATTATCAGTCTCTGGTGGATCCTCTCCAAGAGGAACATTATTCTCTGCAAGTAACTGCTGTTCTTCTTTTAATTGTTTTTGAGATGACTTAATCTCTTCTACAATTTTGTAAAGTCCTTTAATATCAGACTTTACATAATCGATATCTTTATCATAATACTTGACTTCTGGAAGTCCTGAGATTTCTTCTCTTAGCTCAGTAAAATACTTTAGAAGTAACTCATCAGTCTTGGTGCTGGTGTAGTTAATCTCCTTAAGTTCTTTGTTGATGTTCTGCTTGAGAGTGTTGTACTCTCCAAGAAGTTGTTTCTTTAGTTTGCGATCATCATCTTTGAACTCTTTATGATACTCCCACATTTTGAGAGATGATGATCTAAGTTCCTTCCAGATCTTGTCTTTCTCTTCATCAATACGAGTATCTACTTTTTCACTTAGATTAGAGATATCATTCTCAATCTTGATCGTGCTGTTGAAATGCTTTGTTTCGACATCCTCAGAGAGTTGTTCAAGATCAAATTGAACTTTTCCTCTCAGTCCTTCAATAGTGTCGTTGACCTTTACAAAATCATCATCAATAACACTAAAGGTTTTACCAATCCACGAGAAGTCTGGAACTTCATTTATTTCATTAACCCACTTAGGGAACTGTGGAATCGATGCTTTTACTGTATCAATAGCTTCGCAGATTGCTGCAATTTCTGCATCATAATATTTGACCTCTGGTAAGTTTGTTACCTCAGTTTGGAGTATATCAATCCTATCTTCAATGGCATCAACTTGCTCATCATAATACTTAACTTCGGGTAGACCTTTGATCTGTTCTCTTACAAGATCTACCTGATCACATATTGCTTCTACTTCTCTGTCATAATATCTGACTTCAGGAAGATTGCTGATCTGCTCTGCAAGTTCCTCAAGTTCTTTATCATAATACTTAATCTCTGGGATATCAGGAATCTCTTCTCTGACATCATTGATTAAACGAATTAATTCTGGAAATGGTGGGACAATATCTTTTACTTCCGCAAACGTGTTTCCGTCAGCATCTTCTATAGTTACAGTTTCTTCGCTTATTTTCTCTTCTTTTTCCTCTTCAATGAAATCTTCTACAGAAGGGAGTTCCTCTGCGTTCTCTTCTGTAATATAATCTTCTATTGACGGTAGACTTTTGTCTCCATCGAAATCCTCATATGAGGGCAAATCCTTAGACATTTTATTAGTACTTAATACTTCGGGATTTCTCTCCCTTCCCCTTTATTTAGGATCCTCCTTAAGTCCATCCTTTAACATCTTTGCCAAATCTGCTGTTGAACCAACGAATAGTGCGTTATTAACGGTAGATGGTCCTTTGACCTTTTCCTCTGCTTCTACGTCTTTTAATTTCTTTTGAAGGTCAAGCAACTTATCTGTCGCATCAGCAACGTTCTTGATCAACTGACCTGCAACTTCATATGCTCTTGGCATCTCACTTTCTTGGGCTAGTTCAAGAACACCATTCAACGCTTCTTGTCCTTTCTCAATAATGGAATAAAGATTACCTCTTGTATATTCGTAATCTTTTTTGATGTCATCAACACCTTCTTTGACCTTTTCAATTTTACGTTCGATTACTTCTGGTTGAACGACATCATCCGAGGTATTAAAGGTCTCGTCGAGGTCGTTGAATTTTTTTGTCATAGTCATCAGAAGGTCCCGTCAAATCCGAAATCATCACCCTCTTCAATAAGAGCATTATCAGCAGCAGTTATCTTACCGATCTCTGCACCTCTGACATGTGCAACTGCCGTGGTGTTATCTTCACCACGTCTTACATTAAGTTTATTACCAGTTATCGACTTGATGTATAGTTCTTCGTCACCGATAGCGATGTAAGAATCAGCGGTGAGTGTGCTGGCATCTTCAACTTCAATGTAAGTAACTTTTGCAGTGATGTCATCTGTGAGAGTGGTTGCAACATCTCCAGTGTAATTTTTGATTGCTCTGGGAGTAACAGAATAAGAGTATTCTCTTGTTGTATTTGCGGTGTCTGTTCCAGTAAGATAACTGATAGTTGCCTTTTTGATGATATCTTTGGTGACCTTGGTTGCTGGACCAAACAGATATGTTTTTGCGGTAAATCTTAGGGTATAAAGGAGAACTCTTCTTGAGGTATAGTCTCCCTCATATTCGTCGGACATTGTGATGTTTTCTAACACCACTGGAATATCTCTTTTCTCTTGAATTGATTCAACCAGTTCCACTGTCAAGTTATATGCTGGTTGAAAAAATGGAAGGATTTGTTCTACGATTTGGAGAGCATCATCATTTAATTTGGTCATTATACTCAACTCAAACGCCATATTGTAGGGAACCGGCATATATGATTTTTTTACGTCTGTCGCACTATCAGGATCCTTGACAGTGAAAGTTTGAGTTGTTGTTACTTTTCTAGATGAATCATATGTGAGTCCAGTGAACTCAAAAGACATCCTTGGCAGTGTGATTGCAAATGGTTTATTTAGATCAGGAGACTGCTCCAGTCTTGCAAGGAACTTTTGTGTAGGACCATACGCCAGAGGGACTTTTACAACACTAAAGACATCATCACTAGAATCAGTTTTTTTGATGGAGATGTCATTGAAAAGTGTACCAAATGATATAATGGTCCTCCTCAAAATTTCGTTGTAAAAATATTCAAACATGGTTTAGTCCTACAAATCCTTACACAATTGTGTGTTTTTATTTAGGGAATACCGAATGGATTCTGCTCTGAGAAGTCAAGAATAGAATCTGCCTCTGTTTCTATGTTAATATTGTCAGCAAATCCATCATCAACAGGTTGAACATCTACCACTCTGAGAGCGTAAGAAGCACCAGAGGTAGATCCTACTATATTTTCTCCAGATGTAAATTCTCCATCAACACTACCAAGTTCAAGAACGTTCGTAGTTGAGTTCCAAGTTCTAACTCTACCAGTTGTTCCACTAGTAGAACCTGTGACTATTTCGTTGAAGGAGAAGGTTCCTGACCCAGAACTTTCTGGTGAAGCGATAGTGATAGTAGGAGCAACGGTATAACCAAGACCAGCGTTAGTGATATGAATTGCTGAGATAGTACCCGCAGCACTGACTATCGCAGTTGCAGCAGCAGATACCGTAGACACTCCTGTAAATGTGATTGTAGGATTTTCTGTATATCCTCCGCCGCCAGCAGTAACAGTGATGATACCGACAACACCATCACCGATAGTTGTAGTTGCAGCAGCACCAACACCATTAGTTCCACCACCACTAAACGAAACGGAAGGAGCTACAGTATATCCTGCACCAGACTTGACAACGTTAACTGCTTGTACAGATCTGTCTTTAGGATTAACATTGAAATTACATACATTTATTCCACCGATCATAGTGGCAATACCAACAGCGGTGATTCCACCTGAGGGAGCAGAAGACACGCCTACTGTGGGAATACTACTATATCCACCACCCCTATTAGTAATAGTGAAGAATCTTACACCTCCGTTAAATATTGCTGCTGTTGCAGTAGCAGTAGAAGCAGCTCCGACTAGTGAGAGAGTTTGAGTTGGTCCCTGAATAGTGTTGATACCGTCATCGGTAAGACCATCATAGTCTTCACCAATCAAATTATTGTCAATATCTTCAATACCGGTTGCAATAACCTCATCCTCCAATCTGAATAGTTCACAATACAATTCATAAACATAGAGGTTCTGTAACTGATAATATGGTTTGGCGTATTCTACATCTTTGATTTCGTAGATTCTATCGTCAAGAGGGAACCATATAAGATCTCCACCTTTAGGTCTAGTTGATAGTTTAACGTTCGATTGATCCTCAATCAACGGAGTAATATAGTTTTCAAATCTTTCTCTTGAGATAATCAGTCTAACTTCATCCTGAGACTGAACCCCGAACTTAGAAAGAATATTACCAGCACCAGAGTATTCGTCGTAGTTATCAATATACGCTTCTAAAGGAAGTGCAATGTCAAACTTAGACTGCACAACTTCTCTGATAACTGTATTCTCTGTTAGATACTTTCGGGGTAGATAAAAGATATCTACTCCATACATTCTAAGTTGTTCATTAATTAAATCTTGGACAAGATTTTGCTCACCAGTAGTACCTTGAGTAAAAAATGGATTAAGCATGATCTTATCCTATCATATCTAAAGGTGGCAGTTCGTATGTATTAGACATCTGCTCCTTGATCTTATCTAATTCTTTTTCTGCATCATCATAAATCTGTCTTCCATTTAATTCAATACCACCAGGAAGTTTGACACCCTGGAATTTAATAAGATTTTGACCCCACTGCCTCTTTATCAGTGCAGTAAGATATCTCTTTAAGAACGAGTCATTGTAAACTCTGGTAAAATCATTTGGATCAATAAGACGATAACAATCAATAATTAGATAATCATCAACATTAACCGATCCCCAATCAATATCCAGATAGAGTCTATCTTGTCTCATGTTAAATCTGATTTGCTTCTCAGTATTCAAAGCAAAATCAATATCCTCCAAATATCTCTTCGTCATCGTATAGGTCAATAATTCAGTTGATCCCCAGTAATAAATGTCATTAAGGAATAACTGATATTTAACACTGAACATGTTATTTGTTACAGTGTTAGCTCCATCAAATCTAAAAATCTTACTTATTCCAATAACCTCTGGTGGAACTTGTAGGTAATTACTATTCTCTTCAAAGTTAAAGGAAACACTTGATCCATCAATCGTAGCAGTTGCAGTCGTGGTTACGATTCCTGCAGTGCTACTTCCTCCTCTTGCCCTGCCTCTATCTATATCTGCTTGCGTTATCTTATACTTTAAAAAAGTCTGAATACTTCCGTCATAATCACGCTCATGGAATAACTGAAGGGCATCATCAACTAAGTCATCAATCTGCTCATCGGCAACATTAATTTCCAGCACCGGAGCACCCAGTTGCCTTTTGCAATAGTTAATTAAATCCGTTCTACTTGCTGGTTTCGCCATTTATTCCACAAGTTTCCTAAGTGTATTTAGGGTGCTGACGATACTGGGTTATAAACGTATATGTTGCCATTAGCGAGAGTATAGAAAGTTCCGCCTGCAGATACAATAACATCATATACATATCTACCTTCATTCAAAGATCTAGTAGAGGTAGATCCAAGAGAAAGTTTCATTTTTCCATCATAAGCACTTGTAAAACCAACGGTGAAAGACGTTGTAATTCCTAAAGTTGCTCCAACAGCAACACTTTTAGACATTGCTGCTGATCCAGTATATCCAGTTAGATCAAACGCAGCGTTCGCTGTTGTAAAAACATTGAGGTTTGCATTAAAATCAGATCCACCTTGAATAGTCAGGTTTACTCCGTAAGGAACTCCGGAGTCTGGATCGAAAGTAATATTTTTAGATGGCATCTGGAAGTCCTATTACCGACATAGTTTCTTGCTGCTTATAATAAAGTTTGCAAAAAGATTTTGCAATATTCTTAAGCATATCGCGATCATTACAATTATCTATATTACTTGCGATCTGTTGATATGCAAAACTCTTTGATAAGTTATTAAGTTCAATTTGATCGGGATCCATTTAGTAACTCCTTGAGTAACAATTTGATTTCATTTAGTTCACCTTTCACGTTAGCAAGATCTTTCTCTACTGTCTGTAATTTCTGATTCTTTTCAGATTTAACATTTTTGGTAGAGAGGTACTGAGTGTAATCAAGACCATTCACGTTGACAATTGCATTGGTTTTAGGATCTCTTGCAAGATCCTTATTACCTTCTAATTCATAAAAATCCATATCAAGCTAATGCAATTACCCTCAAATCTTTGACTCTGGGAACAAAGCACTGAGTATTAGATATAAGATTTAACTTAATTCTATAAGTTTTAAATGGGGGTAGTTCATCAATAGAGAAAGTATATTCTCTATAGTCAATCAGAGCAGATTCCTGCGTCAAAGTATTAGATTTAACGATACGTGTATCAGATTCTCCATTATTATTTTGTGCAGAAATAACTTCACCTTTAGTATTAAGGTTGGTGTAACCTGGGAATGGTGAGAAAGTAGGTTCAAGTCCAGGTTCATTAGATATTGCGTAGAATGCTCTAATGTCTGCTTCAAGATTTATGTGAGCAGCAAGAATGATCTTGAGAGAAGATGCAGAATTTTCAAGGACAATTTCCTTAGAAATATACTGACACGCTGTAGGATCTTCGTCAATACTGTCCACTCTAGAGTCAGTCGCATAATTCGTAATCACATCGTTTACTCTGTTAGATGTAAGAACAGCACTTACTCTCTGAGTATCAATTACAGGACTTACTCTCGTATCAACTGTGTTTAGGAACAATCTCATGTTCATTGACTTAGATCCTGGAACTGTGGAAAGATTAGCATCTTCATTAATCTTGGATGCAATCATTCTTGGAGTGTCAAAGTAATTCTTCTGGTTAATAACAATATCCTCAAATCCAGCATTGATATATGGTACTTCAATTCCACTGAAACTTCTAGATGTTGTTGTTCTAACTTCTGCGTTAATACTAGTTCCAGGAACGGTCATGTTATGAACATTAGGCGTCATCAGTTCAAATGGCATGTTCTGAGTCGCTCTAACCTTAGTTCCACCAGTGGACTTGGTTTGACCTAAATGAAGTTGAGGGAATCCAACATCGGTGTTTCTAGCGGTTCCTGTAGTTGCACTCATATCGAGTTTAACTTTATAAGAATCAAACGTAAATGGATCAGACTCAGTTACATCACTAAGAGAGTGTGTTCTGTTAATACGATTGAGACTTACTCCACCCATTTCATATTTAAATACAGGAGTTCCTGCTGGATATGTTTTAGGATTAGGTCCTCTGACAATATTTCCACCAATAGTATTTCCAGTTACATCGGTATATTCAATAATTTCATCACCAATAAGCAATAAACCAACATTAGTAGTTCCAACTCCAACATTCTCAAAAGTGGCGAATGTCGCCCCAAGACCAACAGTAATACCACTTGTGGAATCTGCTGGATATGCCGCAGTAAGAGTGGTTGGTTTGATGTCTGATTTTACTTCAGAAAGTATTACACTATTATTGGTGAAATACATACCATGGTTTTGATGACTAATATTCATATGCAGACCATCGTTTATTGTGATGATGGATGCAATTTCAACATCTCCCCCTGGAGCACCTGGAAGATCATTATTTAAAGTTTGAGCAACTCCAACACTGTTGAAATAGTTCATTGACTTACCACCACCAACAACAAAGTTGCCCTGAACATTATCAAGGATTAGTTCGTTTGTATGTCCAATTCCAGTAACAGTAAGTTTGGCATCTCTGCCGATTGTAGCAATACCGATGGTAGAGATTCCAAGAACATCACCAACAACATAACCAGAACCACCACTAGAGATAGTTGCACCAGAGGCAACAATACTGCCGTTAGCTACGCTGATGTCTGCAGTTGCACCCCTACCACTACCCGTGATCGTTACGAGATTGACACCAGTGAACGTATGAGAACCATCTGCAGGTGTATAACCAAGACCAGCATTAGATACTGTCAGAGTTCCTGTTACAGAACCAGCAGTGCCTACGAGATCTCCTGTAGCGTTTGTACCGTCTTGGAAGAAGGTATTGCCAATTTCATATCCATCATCAGCAACGGTGGTTCCAAGACCAACTCTAATCTTCTTAGATGCAATAGAAATAGGATCTGGAAGCAACTTGGCAATTTGAGCATTACCCTGCGTGAGTTCGGGACTATAGAATTCAATACTTCCACTTTCAACGAAGTCTGCTCTATACAGAGTAAACTTAAGGTCTTCCCACTGACTTGGTTCCCAAGTGGTATTGTTTTGCGATTTAAAAAGAGAACCAAGGTAAGGTTGGTTAGAAATAAACGTATCTGTTAAAAGATCATTTTCACCAATTCTGGAGATGTAAACTGTATATTGAGTAGAGTTAGATGCTAAACAAATCGCATATTCTTTACCGCCTTCAACGTAAACTGGCGATTTAAATTGAATATTTGTGGCTACGGACCCGTCTGATGATGTAGTAATGTCAGATGGATCTAAAACAATCTCAGAACCAGGAAGAACCTTAGTTGTTGGAAGACCATTTTCCATGGATCTCAGTTGGAATACAACTGGACTATCTCCATCATCAACCGTTCTGAAGAACACATCACAACTGGTAAGGAAACAACCTGTCTCATCTTCAACTAAGAAGGACTGTGCAAGAGGGTCATACCAAGTGATAATAGTTTGAGTTCTTTGAGTTTCGCTTAGAACATTGCTGTTAACAAGTTCAGTGCCAAGAGTTTGCTCGACATTTCTTTCTTGGAATTCTCTCTTCTGTTCCACTCTTGCATTTCTGATAGAAAGAATGTTTTCCTGAAGAACTTCCAAAGTTCCTGAAGATGTAAAGTTTTCTTCAACAATTGTAGATGCAAGGTCTTGATTATTATCTTCATCATTTACAAGTGTAAATGTCTTGGTTCCTGTCTCAAATTTGGGGAAGTTGACATTATTGGGGTCAGGGACAAAATAACTTCCAATGATAGTAGAAGACAGATCAGAGATAAGTCTTACATCATCCAAAGTTGCCTGCGCTCCACTTGTCTTTCCAACAAAAGTCATTCCAGTTTGAACAAATCCAAAGAAGTCTCCTTGTGCTTGTTCAGAAAGAGAAAGAGTATCAACGTTCAGAATATTTGAAGTTGAAGAATATGCATTAGAGAGAGGGCGATTGGTATAAGGGTTCTCGCGGAAAGTTTTAGTTGGGCTGTTGTAAGCACCTTCTCTATGATTAATTTGAGCAACTCTAAAAGTAATCTTAGGAGAGGTCTCATTAGACTCTTCAGCGAGACCAGTTCTAATCATTCTACCTTCTACGGTTTCTCCAACCTGGAAGGTTCCGCTAGTCATGGAGATTTCAAGAAGTTTAGGAACACAATACTTTGTGACATCCACACCATCGAAGAATGCATACAACCTTGTGAGTGGTTTCATCTTTCTAGCAACGAATTCAATGTTCCTAGATCTCATCGTCGCAATCAAATCTCTACTGACAGTTCTATCACCAAGGGAATTAGTATCAAACTCTTCAGTAATAATAGTTCTAGTTCCATTTCTAGACTGAACACCAGATTGAACTCGATTTATAAATGTTTCTTCAACCACTAGATCAGTTACAGTTCTAGTTTCTCTTCTTTGTCTTGCTCTACCACCAGGACCTTGACGATGAATAGTGTCTGGACCATTTTGAACAACTCTAGGTCTAGTAACCTCCACGTCTGTAATTCCACCCCAATTGGTTTCCCAAGAATCCCAAAGGATAGGACCAAACCCAGTTTGAGGATCAACTTCACCATTTGCAACCATGGTATCGAAGGTCTCAGTATAATTACCTTCTTGCTGAATAATCTTCGCTTCTAAACGTGTAGTATCAACCCAATTATCGGTAGCTGGAGTCAACTCCATAGTACCATTCCAGAAACTAATCAAGAAAGGAGTAACACTTTCAGTTCTAGTTGCAAACGCTTGTGTAATATATTCAACTTCAGCATAATCTAGAGTTACAATGTCATCACCTTTTCTTACATTATTACCTTCGATAGGTGCAACACTAGAATCTAAAGTTGTGTCTCTGTCAACAACAGGACCAAGAATCATATCAACCGAATTAGTGTAATGTCTCGGTCTTAGTTCACCAAATTTTCTATCAATTGAATTTTTGATATCAACACTATCTTCTTGAGTTTGGAATCCAGAGAAGTTATCAACAAAGAAACCAGACTTAAATCTATTTAAACCTTCAGTGTCAGGAATAAAAAGATTAGCAGTTTCTTTTTCTAGCAATGAGAGAGTTGTATAGTACTCAAGACTCTTGATTCTATCTTCAAGTTTCTTGATGTCTTGCATACGGTATCTCTTATGTTGACTAAATGATAATTTTACATCAGATGTATTAAAGAGATATGGTGGTAGTTCATACGTACAAACTTCAATTGCATCATCTACAGGGTTAGGTCTGACAGGATTTTCAGAGGGAGTTCCATACACGACCTGAAATCTTCCGTCCTTAGTCAGGAACAATCTGTCAATTCTACCTAAGTAATAGTCAACGTCAGCGATTATGGATTCGTCAGATGCTAAAATGTGATTTACTGATTGACCAGCAGCATCAAATGCTCTACCAGCAAACTCAAGTGGAGATCTAGCACCCTCAGTCACAGTGTATTCGGAGACTCTTGGTCTTAAATCAATAATATCAGTGTTTCTATAATTATTGACCGTCTTGATTTCTGTAGAGTAATTAAAATTCTTATAAGATTCTACAGTGACAATATCGCCGTTATCAGTTGAGTTAAAAGACGCAGATGTAAAATAGATCTTTAACTGTTTTGTAGGAGCGTCATTTTTATTTTTTCTTCTTATACTTCCATAAGTATAGAGTGTATCCTCTTGCCCTGTTCTAAATGTGTAATTTGAAGATACGTTAAAACTCGGTGTTGTTAAAACAGACACTCTAGCAGTAATATCAGATTCAGCAAAATCAAGAGTTTCACCTTCAATGAATACGGATTCATTTTTATAGATGTAAGATATAGTGGACGAATCTACAATCTCAGCGACAATTGCTACAGCACCACTAGTTTGACCTGTGATCCTTTCTCCGATCAATATATCTGAGGTGGTTGTAGATGGACTGATGATATTAAGTAAGGATACCTTAGGAGCAGTAGCAGTTGAGGTATCTGAGGACTCAAAGATTCCTTGAATGGAGATAATATCAGGAGAGTTCAAAGAGATTACTTCATCTTCAACTCTAGTTCCATATGGATAGTTTCCATAGGTTAGTCCATTATTAAGTGTAGTTGTTCCAATACCAGATCCTTGAAGTCTAGATTTATCAACGATAATAGACTTTACTCTATTTTTAATCTTAACTTTTGAAGTTGCATTTAATTTTCTCAAAGTAGCGTGCAAAGTTGCGCCAGTATTATCAGTTCCAAGATTTCTAATCTGAAGAGACTTAGCATCTGCGGAGATTTCAAATCTATCGGCAGTCAGTTCCTCTGTAACACCGTCAGATCTGATAAGAGTATATCTTTCATCATCAAAGGGTAAGAATGTTTCATTAGCACCTGCAGCTGCAGCAACAGAAAGTTGATTGCTAGCAATATCTACACTGAAAGTCCTTCTAATGGTGAAGGTTGTCTCAGAGAGATCAAACGCAGCTACGTTTGGTTTTGGTAATGGTGTGAATAAAGTACTATCCGAGGATGGAGCAAGTTCAGTAGTCAGAACTTCTAAGTCAGTTACACTCAGAGTAGACGCTGGTAAAAATCCGCTTGCAATACCAGAGACAGTGGCAACACCTTCAATAGTAACATTGGAAGTTCCTACATCAGTAACTCTAGCAATAATAGGATCTTCTGTAAGTCCTGCTGTTGTATCGGTATATCTAATTAAATCGTTTTCTCTGACAACAGTTCCAGGAAATAGATTATTGCCAGTGGTGATTGTGCTTACTCCACTAGATTTAGGACTGATGGTGGCGATACCAACAGTAAATTTACTAGATTGCAGAACGTTAGCACTAAAAGTATTAACACCAGTAATACCGTCTGCTAAATCTAAAGTATTTGATGATGCAAAAACAGATTTTACATTAGAAATTTTATTTTCTGTTATTGCAATGGCAATTCTTCCATTTTCAAGTCCATTAAAGGAAAGTTTTTCATTTACTACGAAAGTTCCTTTACTATTATATACAGTAACAGCGGTTCCTGCGCTCACTGGATGTCTTATAAACCCTGTTGCACCACTAGAATTACCCTTAACGAAAGTGGGAACAGTTAAAGTATGCGACTGGTTTAAAGCAATCTCAGTAGTGGTCTGTACATCATAAAGGGCAATATCCCACTGGTTTGTATTTGCGTTTGAGGCGCTATAAGTCCCTGACTCCAATCTAAAGTCATAAACTCTTGCAAGACCAATTTCTTTTCCAGGAGCAGTCTCAGAATTGACACCAACTCTTTGATCTCGTAAACTTACAACAAAAGTATTGCCAACTCCAACTGTAGGTGCTCTGTAGACACTATTAATCTTTAAAGTAGGTCCAGTGTTGTAATTGAAAACTTGATTTTCAATTGTTTTTGTAGTTCTTGGTTTATCTACATCAACATAAGTCGTGTTTAAAGTTTCACATTCATATCCCTTGACGTATGCCTTTCCAGGAGAAACTCTGAGTAAAGCAAGATTATCGGTAGGAGTTTGTCCCCCAGGAGTAAATTGTCCTTCGTTAAAAACGCCGTTATTGCCAGTCTGATTGTTTAACGAATCAACTAAAGCAACGTCAAATGGTCTTACATAATAATGTCCAGATTCGTCAAAAGTTCTTCTTGCAAGAGTATCTGTAAAGTCTTTGCTATGATATCTTCCACGTCCAGTGGAAAGAGAATCAGTTTGAATAACACCGTTAATTACGGTTGCAAGTAAAATGAAATTATCATCAGCAAAATCATCTAAAGGTTTTTTAAATAAACTTATACTGATCTGAAGTCTATCAGCACCAGGGGCAGCGTAGTTGCTAAATCCTTGAGAATTATCGTTTAACGTTTCATCTAAATCTGCTGTAACAACCTCTTCGTCAACAAAGAAACCAATTCTGTAACTAGGAGTATTGCTATATTGATCAAGAATTAAAGTTTCTCTACTTACGTTTATAAAATTGCCTCTAATGAAGTAAACGCCATTATCCACAGAAAACGCTGATCCAGTTGCAGCAGCATTGGTTGCAATCGTACTAGCAAAAGCAGAACCAACTGGAATGTTTGTATTGCCTAGTAATCCAGAAATAATTACTTCGTTGCAGGTTAAAGTCTCAGCATCGAAGAATGTTTGTGTTTGATTATTTGTTGTGCTTGATCCAAGATAGTTGATATAAAGAGTTATATTGCCATTTTCAGAATCTTCTGGCAAAACGACACTATCGACAACAGCAGTTACACCAGATCTCTCACCCGTAATCGTTGTTCCGATTAATTGATCAACATAAGCAGCTACAGGGACCCCCTGAAAGTTATTATCCAACTGAATTGCATAATAAAGTCTAGTGTAAGAAGTATTTCCAGGAATAACTTTTGCGCCCTCTCTAAAAAAGTGCTGACCAAACTTTTCAATCTGATTTTGAAGTATAGACTGAAGGGATGTTAATTCCCTTGCCTGAACAGGATAACCAGGTTTGAATAATACCTTATGATAGTCGTTAGCGGGATCAAAGTCGTCAAAGTAAGGCGCTACGTTAAGATTCGTCTGCTGTGGCATAATTCTTTAGAACTGCAAAATAACTTTTATGTCTTCCTTTTGGTTCGACGATCTGGTGATAGATGGTCTATTATCAACGTAGATAATATTTCCAGAGTGTTTTTTCACCTCAGGATTGGCAATACCACTCGTGAAACTCTGACCAAGATAGTATGTACGATTATTTATTACGGTTGAGATACCGGAGAAGTTAGTATCGATACCTAAATTAGATCCTGTAGAAGGGGTAATTGTTAAACTTCCACCTGACCCAGGTGAAGAGGTAAATTCTGTCAGATCAAATCCATAAGTCGGTTGAGTTTGTGCTGTCCCTACAGTGTTGAATCCAGCAAGACTTCTATCTTGCCAGAACTTAAGCACCCCTGTTGTTTGGTCATAACTTACAACTCTTCCAACTGCAGTAGAACCAGTAGAAACTGTCTGAGTAAAATAAGAATCTGCCGTGAATGTAGCAGTGCTATATCCAATACCAACTAATTTGAGGGCGCTTACTGCAGACGCTTTGTCAGAGGACAAAATTGTAGATGATCCGAACTGCTCAGGATTCTCTACAACACCGATTCTTGCAATCTGGTTTCCAGTAATAAAATCTGGATTTTCATTATCGTTTTCAATTCTAGAATACAGAAGCACGTTATATGCTCCCAATTCTCTATAGATGTCTGCACCATGTCCTCCTTGAGTAGGAATAATTACATCAAAAGTGGGTCTTGTAGTTCCTGTAGGAACTCCGCCTGCAACTAAATCAACATTACCATAGGTATAATCAGAGCCTTGACTAGAAACAATTACTTGTCCTACTTCCTGATTTCCATTGATAACGATAGTGCATTCTGCTCCAGTTCCATCTCCTCTAATTGGAACTCCTGTGTAAATTGCATTTGCAGTTCCCAAACCAACACCACGATTCGTGATGGTTACAATCTTGATACTACCATCGACAGCATTATCTCTAACTGCTGCATTATCCGTGGCAGTTGTCCAGTCTTTTGGAACTGGCATGAACTGGGTGGATTCAAATTTTACGACTTCACTTGGTTTAATTGTATAAAGATATTTCCAAATATATCCATCACCACTAGTGCCTGCGCTTCTTGGTTCTAAATCAGTAAAAGTAGGTTCATCTAAAGATGCTTTCCCTGTTGGATTATCAGGGTCAGTTCCATTATGTAAGCAAATATAAACTCTAAAATCACTATTCATTACAAAGTAATTTGCAAGATAAAGTGATGTAGAACCTGAAACTTTTGCTGTATTTGTTCTACTGTAATCATGACGATACATATCATAAGCAGTTCCAGAACTCCATGTTCTCTTGGGAACTACTTGATTCGCATCAGCAGTATTAATCTTCTTTAAAGCGACCATTGTATCCCAATAGTCATTCTCTTGATCAAAATTATCTTTTGGTGCAGGAGGATCAGTATCCCAATCACTCTGGTAATCCGTAGGATTGGGTAAACCAACAAAAGAATAGTAAGAATTACTGGAATTATCAATTCCAGCAATAAAATTCTTTGCGTTTAATATTCTAATCTGATCCGTTATAATGGCAGCCATTTGACGCAGGTTTTTCTTTATTTATTAGGAGTTTGCGGTATAATTTTTAGACTTTAAGAAGTTAGATCTAACAACTCTTGTCGAAGTAGTTATACCAGATGTGTATGCCGTATAAGAAGTGGAGACATTTCTCGCCTTAACATCAATTCTTCCCCAACCAAATAAACCAAACCCATCATCAGAGGTCGTAATCCCAGAGGAGTATCCAGAAGGAACACTTGTGGCGTCAACAAACAATCTTTTAACAGTTGTCGAAATACCGACAACATCTCTAGTTAATGTCTCTACACTGGAGACTTCATATATTCCATCAAATGTATTTCCCATACCAACATTGGACTTATTAATTATAAAGTAATCATTTGCCTGAATAGAAGTAATTGTTACTGCAGTTCCAGCAACAACAGTATTTCTAAGGAAGGAGTCATATGGAATGTGAATATCAAAAATCATTTGGGGACCAGCAGTAGTACCGAATCCAACAATGATACCATTATCACCAGCATAACTATCAACATCACATTCTTCTTCGGTATGACCTGGAGGAGAAATAAGTACAGTTGGTACACTTGTATATGTATAACCGACACCAGGAGAGGTAATTGCAACACCAGTTACAGTTCCACCAGCACTAATAGTGACTGTACCAAATGCTCTAGAATCAGATGTATAACCAAAACTTACTGTAGCAGTGTTGTATCCAACACCACCATCAGAGATAACAACGGAAGAAATAGTTCCAAATCCAGAAACCACTGCAGTTGCAGATGCACCAACTTTGGGTTCTTGAGGAATAAACTTAATCTTATTCTGGAACGACAGCGTAGCTGCTTCGTTTTGTGGGTTGAACAGTGGTCTCAATGTGTCAACATACACAGCAGTAGAACCAACACCAACATTCTTGATAATGTATGAGGTTGGGTTAATAACTGGTTCGTACAGTTCTCTATCCTTGCCTGTAGGAATACCCTCAATAATCTTATCCTCAGTTTGTCTACACCAGGTAACTGGTCTTGTCAGAGTTACATCATTAGTATTTCCAGGTCCAGCGTAAGGATTGGTTGCAACATTACCAGTTGAAAGAACGTTTAGAACACTTCTTTCGTCTTCGTCAAGACTTTGTGCCTGAAGTCCCGCCATATGCTTGAGTTGCAGCGTGTCACCTTTCTTGACAGTTTCAATGACATCTCTAAAGATGACATCACTATCACCATTTCCTTTATAGAATATGATAGTAACTTTATCACCAATCTTTAATGCTTCAGTAAAGGTAAGAGTGCTACCACCGCTAAACTCATATCCGACACCTGGTTCTTGTAAAACATCATTGACAAAGATAATTAGTACATCCTGAACATTGATCTTAGAACCAGGAGAAGAAACAATCGAAGTGATTGCTCCATTTAATTTTAGTGGGAAGTCTTTTCTTGCACCATCAATTAACTCTTCAATATTGTCAAGGATCTCTAAAGTTCCTACAGACCATCCAGCAAATTTATCATCTGCGATTTCATCAACAGTAATTTGAAATTCATTTCCAGAATAAGAAGATGAGGTAGGAATGCCTGTTGTTCCGCCAATAGCGACGGTGAGAACTGCATCCTCCCTATAACCATAACCAGTATTTTTAATTTCAAAATCAATTACACTAGAACCATTACCAACTACAATATCGACAGTTGCCTCAGTTCCAACTCCAGCAGCAGAGGAAGAACTGTAGAACAAGCGCATATTTGAATACGATACTGGATCATCAAATATGACAAATGGTTGATTAGTATGGGTGTAACCTGTTCCTGGATTTGTAATTGCAACACTTACAATATGACCACCACTTATGGCTGCGGTTCCAATAAATTCGATATTTCCAGATCCAGTGCTAGAGGTTCCAACACCCACATTGACAGTTGTTTGAATACCAGATCTGTATCCAGATCCACTATTACCAATACTGATGGATTCAATGGTTCCTGCAGCAGATACGATAGCAGTTCCTCCAGCAGACACTAAAGGTTGATATCCAAATCCTTCAGTTGAACCAACAGATACGATTATACCACCTTTGGGGAAACTAGAGATGCCAACATCAGGTCCAAGTGGAGTTTGTGGTGATGTTCCATTAAATGTAATGGAGGTAATACCCGAAGATTCAGTCAAGATGTAATCTTTAGTGGAAGATGGAACTTGGAAGATATCATTAATCAATATTATTGCATTTTCATTAGTAATTCCATCTACGTTAGAACCAGATTGCTCTAACGTAAACTGATTAGTAGTTCCATTGAATTTATCATTAATATTATCAAAGATATAATTTTTGTGATAAGAATCATCCGATTCATTAGCAATTCCAGATCTGACGAACGATCTTCCTTGGAAAGTAGAACTTGTGGTAATACCAGTCCAATCTCTCTCGTCTGGAGGGTTAGTTGTAGAACCAATAGGAGTATTTCCGAAAGGTGCCTCGACAAAATTAAGTGCATTATCAACAATATTGTAGTTTCCAGTCATTTTAGTAACTAAAGCACCCGTATCAGCAGCACCAGCTTTAGTTCCCAACCATTCTCTACGCACTCTAATAGTATTGGTTGATCCGATACCAACACCTTCAATTTTCATTATTTCATCACCAATCTGAATAAGATCAGATCCAAAGAAAGATGTGATTCCACTAAATTTAATTGTCTCATCAAATACAGTGACATTTGTAGAAATACCAGTTGTTACTGACGTAGCGACGAGAGGAGACTGAATAACGTTATCAATTGCAACCATAACCTTAGCATTCTGGTTAGTTGCAACAAATCTGTGGGAAGTTCCGATACCTACACTTTCGAGTTCAACTGCAATAGGGACTTCTAATAAAGCGTTAGCAGCACTGGTAGCAAGTTTAATCGTATTGTCATCAACCTTGATTGCAAAGATATTTTCTTCTGGCAAGAACGTTGTATTTCCTACACCGGTGAATGATGTAGTAGCAACTCCAACTGCAGAAGCAGCTGTTCCTACGTGATGATATTCAATTTTCTCTCCACTTACATAGAAATGATTTGGAATAGTAATAGTATTTTCAGTTAGGTTGACAACAGTGCTGTCATTACCAGTGAAATATCTTTCAAAGACTTCATCATTATTATGAGTCAATCCAAACGTCCTCATAATATCAGACTCGGTTCCTCTGTAAGTTCCAGGTTGAGTCTGTATCAATCCATTAGTAAAGTCAATTTCCGTAGGAGAACTTGGATCGGGAACAACTAAACATAAAGTATTAGAGAATACTGTAACTACAGTATCGATACTTGCCTCTGGAGTGAACACCAGAGAGTTAGTTCCATCTGCAGCAAGAACAGAACCAAATGTTCCAAGTCCCGCATGAGTTTCAAGATTAGCAAATTCGGTAAAGAAAGTTTCAGATGGATTAGATGTATCAACAAAACTATCAGCGATTATAACCTCGGATAGTTGAACTCTATGATTTGTGGTGTCTGTTACCTGAACGAGATAATATCCGACATCAGAATCACCACCAAAAGATGACACTGTATTAATTCCAGGAGAACCAGATGCACTAATAGAAGTAGTCTGTGCTTCTAATGTGACTCTCTGCATTGATATGGTAGAGATTCCAGTAGAAGTTGCTGTCGCTAATCCAACCGTCATCGTATTAACAGCACCGGTAGTTGCAATTCCCACAGCAGGAATAAAATCAACCTTTAAATTAGAATCATCGATGTAAGGGTGATATGTTCCTAATCCGGTTAGTTCGGAAGATTCTGCAAATCCACCAGTGGTTAATCTTCCATATTCAAGAAGTTCTACATTAGTTCCGTCATGAACTATATTCAGCTCAACAAACTCGTACTTATTATCATTAATATCTGCGTCAATATTAACTAAAACTTTTGCAGAAGTATATGTATTTGCAATAGAAACGATTGTAGTTGTGACTCCACTATTGACAGTTGTGCTAGCAGTGGAAACTTCAACTATTCCACCCAAATTAGTTGACCCAACTCCAGAAAGAGTTGATTTTAAATTGTAATCAACAGTAGTAATTTCGTAATCGTTTACAGAGAACTTAGTTGGAAAGAATGTTAATTGTCCTTCAGTGCCACTAATCGAGAAATCAAAAGATCCCTGATCATAAGTAGTTTCTACTCTACCATATTGATTCATATATGCAGTGCTTCCATTATGAAGTAAATCTACTAATAGAATTTGTCTTTGAGCACGAAATCTTTTATCTCTCACATAAGTGATATACTTATGAGATCTAAAAGATAAATCAAACGTATTGACAATACTGAAAGGAGTTGATCTGGATTCACTATTAAACTCACCACTAATGTCATCAATGGAAAGAACTCTATTGCCAATCGATTCAAAGTAATCAGATAAAATTCTATTAGCAAATATCATCTCATCGGAAATCGTTCCCGAGTTAATATTATTTTCTGTAACAAGGTCGAAATCCGCAACACAATTAAGATCACCGAATCCGGTAAGGTCATTTACAGTGTCAACAGTTCCAAGTTCAGTAGATAGACCAACCCTCATTAAATTAGAGTTAGTTGATTCTAACTGATAATCAGAGAATTTTTTATATCCTAAAGTATGATTAGTTGCAGAAACAACGTCATTCCAGGTATCATATGGAATTTCTGATTTCAGAGAGTATGAGAATCTCTGATAATAGAAGTTATCCTGAACTCTTTGAAGACTGTAATTAAGTTCTCCAGAATCATCTTGCCGCCCTCTAACAACTTTAGAAGTTGCAGCGTAGTTTAGATAGGATTCAAAAGAAGTGACAGAGGAGGCAACACCAACAACTTTAGATGATTTGCCTGTGATTTTTTCTCCAACTACAAAATCATCATCAGAGGATATCCTGACGATGGAAGTGAGTGGATTCCAATCCTCAACTTTACCAGTTTTAGAACCAGAAGTGACAGTTTCACCAACAATGTAATCATTGAGTTCTAAGAAAGATTCAAAGATAGGGAAGTGTTTTTGTGCAGTGATTCTTCCTGCAGAGTTTACACCGTCAAACTGACCTGGAATTTGATTCTCCTTAAACAGGTTGTTCATGTTGAATCTGACAGATCCAATTCCACCAAGATTAGGAGTGACTTCAGTTAACTCAAATAACTTGTAATCGTATCCAGCAGAATTAAAGTTTGTACCTGTAGAACCAACTCCAACACTCACATTCTCTATAAGGACTTTATCACCGATAGTAAAGGGGAAACTATTTGCTGTGCTAAACCCCACAGAAAGAGTAACCAGCGCATCTTTGGTTGCAGGGAAATATTCAATTGTGCTAATACCTACGCCAGAATCAGTTCCAGTTGGAATGATCGTGGGAGTTACATTGGAAAGTCCGTTGGTGTTCTTAAGAATTTCAACTTCAGAACTTCCAAGGGTCATTCTAAGATCTACATCATCGACGGGCAGATTAGTTTGACCATCAACAACGACTAGTTTGGGAGTGATTGAAAACCCTCTACCAAAAGAAGTAATTCCTACTTGAGCAAATGTCGCCAGTGGTTCAATACGAATAGTCTGTGGGAACAGAAGTCTTGGTCTCAATGTAGGGTCTGAGGGGAGACCAAATCCAATATCCTGAATTGATACTGACTTAAGAGCACCAATGGTGTTGCTTTGTGCCTCTAAAATAGCACCAGTACCACCATTAGTGGTAAGTGTATTAATTCCTGGAAGTGCATAATAATTTTTTCCAGGATTTAATATATTGATCTTCGCAATTGGACCTCTAGTATGATCGCAATCAGTTTCATAAAGAATAGTAGAAGTGGTAGAAGCATAAGATACGCTCTCTGGATAATCAACTAAATTATAGGTAAAAGAATTAGTGCCTCCAATAGAGATTCTATGATTACCATTATATACGCTATTCTTGATGGTAATTTCATTTCCAGAAATAACCTCAGTGTCTACTGTTCTTTCAGATTTAATTGAGGGTAAAGATGAATCATAAACTAAATCCACATTATAATAAAGAATCTCGGGTAGATTGGAATTGACAGTAAAAACAACTTTGCCGCCGACAGAACCTACTTGACCAGATTTAACGGTATTTAATTCATTATAAGAAACTTTGAAATTTTTATCTTTATAAAGATTAAAATCAAATGCAGGGTAATTAGATCCCAATACAGAATATCCAAGAGAGGGATCCGATAGATCAAAGGTTATAACAGAATCCTTATAGAAGGAAATTGGTGGATTAATAGGATTAATATTACCGCCAGTAAGTCCAGTGCTAGCAATCCCGACTGTCACAGGGATATCTCGGGTTGCATCATAATAAGAATTTGACAATTTAAAGTTATTATCATCAACTCTAGAGATATAATAAACTTTATCGTTAGTTAATCCTAAAGAAACATCACTACCAACTCCAACATTGTAAATTATCTTTTGTCCACTTTGTAATTTATGATCCTGGATAAAGATTGCACCGGTAGAAGTATTGATTCCAGTAGATGAGAATCCAAGAGGATCAAAAACAAGATTTCTGTTGTAATCATTATATTTTACAACTACCGTTTGTTCTGTCCTCGGATTGACAGATACATCAACCTTATGTAAAGGACTAATTCCATGTGCTTCAGTTGTAGTAACTGTGACTGTATTTTTCTTTACTTCTCCAGTTATTACATTATGATTAGTTGTGAAACTATGAGTATTACCAGCTCCAACACCTTTAAAGAACAAAGTTGAAGAATTTCTGTGAGATGCAGCGACTCCAACAAAAGTTCCAGTTGTTCCCAGACCAACTCTAACTGTTGCAATTCCAATAAGATCATCATCAATCTTAGCGACAAAAAGTTTCTGTCCGCTTGTCAAAGTAGTTCCTACACCTACATTTGTTTCATCCTCAACATAAAGACCTGTTCCGCCATTTCCAGGTGAATATGTTAATTGATCACCAGTTTTAAAGTTGTGATTTTCAAAAAAGAGAGACTTAGTTGGAATGAATTTTTGAGTAATTCCAGCGCCAGGATTAGCAAAAGATAATGTGGATCCAATACCGATTCCAGCAGTAGTTCCCACGCCAACAGTTTCACTTGGATCAAAATAAACTTGCTCGTTTCTAGTAAACTTATATGTTGAAGTAATGCCTGTGCTTATTTCAAAGTTGCGAGGATCTTCAATCAAAAACTTGCCGATTGTATGTGCAGCGGAAACAGTTCCACGAACAGCTCTTAAAACTCTCAGTCTAGAGTTTTCAAAATCTACGTTTAGAACTTGAACTTTCTCTGTGCCAATACCTAAAACATCATTAACCTTAGTTGCAAGAATATCACCGGTTACACTAAAGTGGGTCACCAAACCAGTGACACCTTCAGTGCCAATTGAAACCGCAGTTGTTCCAACACCTGCTATACGAAGCACGTTAGTAGAAATACCTATACTATATGTTCCATCAATTCCACTTGCATTTGTAGAAAGACCAGTTATCGTAACTAAATCTAAGTTTTGAAATTCGTGTGGATTATCGCAAACAACCTCATAAAGTCCAGATGATTTAGGATATACTTCTACATCACTAATAGAGCTGGATGCTACACTGATATTAGAAACTGATTTTCCTTTTACTTTGCTGATCTTAGCATACACATTATCTCCACCTGTTCCATTATTATTGAAATTTAAAGTATCTCCTACTCTATAACCGATGCCACCAGTCAGAATTCCAATAGAGTCAATGGTTCCAGGTTCAGCTGCATTAATTTTTACTGTCTGATTAAGTTTATTTGGAATAAACGCATATGGATATTCTCTATCACCTTCAATTAAATTAAGTGGATTAGTGTTTCTACGAAGACCATTTTCATCGAAGTTAAAATCATCTTGATTTGATGCGAGATTAAAATTAAATTCATTTGGAATAGAGTTATAATTTTCACCAATTATGTAAGGAAAGACGGGTTTTTTATACTTTTCAAAAATGCCAGAATCTTCAGTCTGCAGATTATTGACTGTCATAAAGTAAGCATAAGTTCCATTTGGATATTCAGGAGTTACACCAAATCTTCCATTATTTTCATCAAGAATGGTTGAGTCCGTAACGTTTGTATGAGTATAATCATTTACAAAAAATCCTTCAGGGAATTTTGATAAAGGTGGTCTTCCACTCTTGATATTGAGGGAATATCCAGATTTCATTTGTGTTACTGCACCACCAATTCTGGTGGTATATCCATATGGACCATAAATCGGATTTCCATCATAAGCAAATCCCAAGATTGGAGAATGCTGATCAGAATCCACTTCAATACCACTAACTTTACTAAGATCACTTTGACCATAAATTGTATTTGCTTCAGCATCAACAACGTAACTAGATTCTCTTAAGACTCTAGGTGCATAAAGATGAGAATATTGAAGTTCATTATTTCCAGCAGTAATAACACCATCATCTTTAGTAAAAAATGGCGAAGTCTTTTCAAAGAGGTTTACTCTCCAAGTTTTAAGATTTGAATAAAATTCTGGTTGCAATTCAGAATCAAATTCAGTTTCAACTAAAACACTAGTGTCATCAACATCATATCCTCCACCCTCTTCAAGAACTTTTACTTCAGTTAGAACACCATTAGAAGTAATTGGAACTAACACTGCCCCAATACCAGATCCAACTATTCTTAAATTGGGAGCAGAAAGATATCCAGTTCCACCATTAAGAATGATAACCTGTTGAATTCTACCATTACTAATAATGGGTTTTACCTGAGCATTTTTTCCACTACTAATTGTAATAGTGGGTTGCCGGTCAAAGTTTAAAATTTCAGAGGATCCATAACCAACACCTTGATTTTCTAAATGAACAGATGTTATTTCTCCTCTGACAATGGGTTGAATTGATGCTTTAAATTCTTGTGTGCCGACAGAAGAAATACCGACCTCTCCAACTAAAGTTGCAGTAATTTCTGGATAATTAAAGATATGAGTTCCCACGCCAACAGAGTTAATATCCGTATATTGCTTGGTTCTATAGAAGAACTCTTTATCAGAACTGACTCCAACTACAGATAACTTAAAAGAATCCTTATTTACTGAGGTTATATAATATTCAGTATTATTAGTCAGTCCTTCAGCAACAGTTCCGACTACACTATACTTAACTATTTCACCGCTCTTATAATCATGATTACCAATTGTGATTATATTTGAGGATGTGTTAATCCCTGTTGTAGGTGCAGTTCTCTTCTTGGTCTCATATCCACTTCCACCATTAACAACTGTGATAGAAGATACAATCGATTTTTTGTTTACGCTTTGAAGTGCGTGCTTACCAACACCAAATCCAGTTAAAGAGATAGTATTGATACCAGATATAGCGTCTGCTTGTGTTGGGTGCAATCTAACTGTTGTATTATTAATTACCGACAGGAAGTATAATGAACTTGTATCTAATCCAACAACACAATCTTCATTGAAAGTTTGATATTGAACTTGCTCTGCATTCCTAAATTTGTGAAAAGTTGAGAATCCAATTGTATCATCAGTTAGAGAAACATTAGCAGATGCTTCGTCTGCAAAGAATTTGGGCGCGTGGTTAATTAACTTCATGTTAACTGTACCAAATGCACCCTGACCATTGCCACCAGCAATCTTCAAGGTTGGTGTATGTAGATAGTCAAATCCACCATCAAGAACTCTAACTTCTCTTAAAGATCCAGACACAGCGACGTGACCAGTCGCACCAGTTCCAACAGCATCGCTAATAATCAGATTTGGAACATTTATTACATCAACACCATTAGTCGGAGATAAAACATCAATACTCTGAATGGATCCATACTTAATAGTATCCTTAGATTTATAGTTGAGGATTTCAACTCCATTTACAAGAATCCCTGTAGAACCTGGTTTTGTTGAAGTTTTAGTTCCTTGTTCTTTTGGTTCAGAGATTTTTCTAACTAACTTCTGTGGTTTTAATGTTTTAGAGAAATATTCATATGGTTGAATAATACTATCAGTAATGGTAACTGCAGAATTTACACTTAAATATTTGTCATTGTAAATATCTTCTCTACTCTTTGCGAACTTTAAAGTAAATCCATCCACTCTTTTAACAAAATATAAACCATCTGCAAATAGTGCAGTATCTCTAACAAGTCTGGTCCCTACAGATCCATCATCCTTAATAAATGTTTGACTGACTAATCTAGCTTCATAATATACTGACTCTCCAGTGTAATATCCATGCTCTACACCAGGAGTTATTTCAAATTCAGTGCCAGAAAAAGTTCCAGAAAAAGTAATTTTTCTTTGTTTTACTTCAATTGGTTGAGAATTATAATTTGGAATTGAGGGTGTGGATACAATATAATCACCATCATTATTTTTATATACATTATCAACTCCGGTGGAGAAATCACTAATATTTGAAAAAGTGTTTGATTCTCCTTTTTGAATTTTTCTTTGAACGTGAGAGACGCCATTTACATCAAGAATGCCTTGACCAATGATTCTAAAACTTTTTTCATTATCAATACCAATTACCTTAGAATCCAGTCTATTTTCGTTTTTCAAGATAATAGTAATATTATTACCTATTTTTAAGTAATGTTTAGATTCTAAAGTAATACTATAAGTTGAATCGGAAGAATCAAGTAATTCTACTTTTTCTACACTATAGCAAGGTGATACATTATATTCCCACTTATCTGTTTTAAAATTATCTTCACTAAACCCATAAGTGGTTACATTTGCAGTTGTCCCCTTTTTAAAGGATGTGGTGTTTTCGGGAATATCAATTGAATTATATACAGATGATACTCTTACTTTGATTATTTCATTTTGATCAAGTTTAGATCTACCATATGCAAAAGTATTGATACCAACAGTAGTTGTATCTGCAATGTTTTTAGTTAAATTTGTAATACCAAAAAATTGAGTTAAAGATTTTGAGGTATAAGATACTACACCTGTCGTAGTATCAGTGTACGTAACATAGAGTTCACCTGTGGTCCCAAATCCAACAGTGGAATCAACATCAACAATAGTAGACCCAGAAGATACTGCTCCAATTATCTTTGTAGAGGGTTCTATCTTAAATTTACCGTATTCAGTTCCATCTACGATAATATCTCTATTATACCCACCATCAAAATTTAACTTATAATAAGTTTTACCATATCCTACCTCAATCCTCTCCACAGAGGTAATTGGTGCGTATGATCGATTAATATTTTTATCAAATTTATACGCATCTTGATATAAAGTTGCACCATCAAGATTATCAGGATTACCTTCAATGGGTTCTACGATTAGTTGGTTAACAATTTCATATCTTGCATTAGACGGGGTAAACAAAAACTCAGATGGTCTAATGACTTTTACATCCTTATTATATAAAGCTCTAAACAGGATTTCAAACGATTGATCTGTGCCTTTGCTGAGATAGAAATCTTTAGACTGCTTTAGGAAGATATTTTGATTTAGATCCTCATCTAAGGTTCTATTCTCCAATCCAGGAAGAATTTGATTTTTTGTTTTTAATAAAAACTCTTTTAGAAATAAAATGCTTAAGTTTTCGATTGAAGCACCAGCTTTATGATCATCAGATTCGCTTTCTTCAAATACTAACTCTGCATTGTTAATTACATCCTTGTAAGATGAAATACCAACAAATCCTCTTCTACATCCAGTAAACGAAAACTCAGTTTTATCCCTGTAAGTTATAATTTCATTATCAATTTTTAATAGTCCATACGAATCAGGAAATCCAATAGTTCCACTAGGAGACTTACCCGGATCTACTTTAATTGTTTTATCGTAAAAGTTAGTATCAGATTGAAGTACAACAGATTCAACTAAATTTGTTGTAGTGTCTAATTTAATATACTCGTCAATATTTTGAATCAGATCAACAGGTCCACTCTGGTATTCCTGTCCAAGATAGTACTGCTTTAAAAAACTGGATACTAAAGGATAATCTTCCTGAACATACTGAGGAAGTTGACTAGAAACAACACTGTTGAGTTGGACTCTGTTTTTTGACATTTTATTGATTTATCGTCTTAGTATGAAGAACTTGAACCTGAAGATCCAGATGTGGATGTAGTTGTAGTAGTAGGTGTTGAATAAGATGTTCCGCTGCTGGTGCCTGTAGTGGTTGTGACAGATGTGCCACCAGTGGTGCCTGTAGTCCCCTGTACGCCGCTTGTGGTGGTTATACTACCACCTGCCCTCACCAGATTGCCATTAGCGTAACTAGAGGATACGATGTAATTGGATGCTGATGGATCCAATCCAGAGGAGATTTCATCAACAATCATTTCAAAATTACTACCTCCTATATCTAGTTGCAAATAAAGATCCTGTAATCCGATAACATCATTAGAGTGTGGAGATGCTTCAATTTCAATAATAGGAATTCCATCCTTATCTTTTGCAGTTAAAACGTTGATGGGATTGAGGGTTACAATTCCAGAAACGTAATTAATTGTTCCAGCATTCCTTCTTAAAATAGTAGGAGATTGAGAACCTACATTTGGAACAGTGAATAAGAATACTGTGCCTGTAACCCGATTTGTATCAGGAACATCACCCAGGTAAACTACCTCATTAATTCCTGCAACGGTAAATCCAGAAGATTTGATGTTAAAACCATCCATACTTTTAATATGGAACTCATTACCAAATCCAATAGAATATTCTGCAAATGAATTAGTCACAACTCTCAAATCTCTTCTCATTTTCACTGTAGTGATGTTAGAGGTAACTGCTTCATGACTATCATCAACGATTTTCAAGAATTTACTATATTTAAACCTAGCACCATACTTATTCATTTCAGAAGACTCAGCATACTTATTTGCATTATTCTGAACGATAGTAGAGACTGCTGCTGCCGAAGGAGCGAGGTTTGAGTTATAATAAACCTTACTATCAATTTCTAAGTAAAGATATTTGAGATCTAGAATTTCTGGAACAATTCCAGCGACGGCATATTTCTTTAATTTGAGTTTTATATTCTCTTTCATTAAATTTGGTAGAAAATCACCAAATCTAGGTTTGATACTAATAAAAACCTTACCATATTGAGGTGGAACTAACTCTTCCCCACCAAAAACAGAGATAGATTCAGTTTCTGGGTAAATTTTTGCTGGAATTAGTGTTTCATAGTCATTTGCGGTCAATGCTCTGTTTTGAGAAGCATAAATGCGAGGCGCAAACTTCTTAATTGACTCAACACCTTCAATTGACTCTCCACCAGATGCAACAATCCCCGTTGTAAGTGCAGAAATACCAGAAGTAACAATATAAGTTTGAGAATTGCGGTTATAAGAAAGTCTTCCAGAAAATTTGAAGTTATTGACGCCATTTGCAGCATCACCACTAGAGGTGATATAATTTACTTCAATAAAATTATTATCTTCAAGTTTTTTACCAAAAATATTGTCTCCAAAGATGACTTGATATCTTTCATCATCAACTTCTTGAATAAAGTATACTTTTGAGTCTCCGTCAATATCAAACAAACTATCCTGAAGACTATATTTTACACTTCTGGAAGATTGTTGATTTGGTTTAACAGTAACCGTCATCAATTCAGAGTCAATGCCAATATTATCCAAAATAAACTTCTGTTCTGGATTTCTTGCGTTGTAAGTAAAGTTGGATGTTACTAAATTACCCTCATAAACTGGAATATTATTAAATTGTGCAGTATTATCAACAACGGGAACAGTTATATCTTCTAAAATCGAGAAAACGAATGATTGTGAACCAAAAGAACTAGAGGAACTTGCTACAACTCCTTTTTGGAGAGTAATAGTTGCTGGTGCAGGTGAAATATCACCAGTGTTAATAAAAAATGTGATGGTAGCACGGGCAGCTTTGCGTGATTTTGGTGTATAACCAATATTTCTTGCTAAAGAGACTACATTTTCTCTTAAGGTCGCACTATCAATAAAAACTTCGTTCGCAACCATGTTTGCGTTATACGAAGTGATGTAGGTATTGTATGCCAAAACGTCAAGGATCGTCGAAAGGTTGGATCCCTCAAAATCATAGTCGGTGAAACTAGAATTTTCTTTTAGATATTCTCTAAGTGTTGATTTAACCTGATTAAAGTCCAGGTTAGTGAAATTAGATAGTGGCATTTTTTACCTGGTTGGAAGCAAAACAAGATCTAACGACTGTGGTGGGATATCTGCACCAATGATACTATATTGTATAGTTGCATTCATAGCATTTCCATCATAATCAGGAACAACCCGTACATCGGTCAATGTCACTCTTGGTTCATAGTTCAAAATGGATTGAACAATTTCATCTCTAATATTAGAGGCAGTAACAGGGTCAATATTCTCAAACAAAAACCTGGAGACCCGAGAACCGAAGTCCTCATCGAAAAATTTCTCTCCAGGTTGCGTAAATACGATATTTTTTACCGAACGGGCAATAGCGGTGGCATTTTTTAACACCACAAGGTCGTCATTCAGAGGATTTCTCTGAAATGTCATACTTATATCCCTAAAACCTTGACTTACCCGTTGTATCGGCACACGAATATAGCGATTATATTTTATTTATTAGGGATTCGGATCAAATATTTCGTTATCAAAGTCAGATTTTTCCGAATTTTCGGTCAAATCGTCATTTTCAATCTCTTGTAGCACTTTTTTCTTCGGTTTTTGCCAACAATCAGTGATTAGTTCGGTTGTGCCCCATACTTCACGCATAAATTTACTATCTGTATTGGGATAAAGGTTTTCAGTCATCGATTTTTTCCTCTTTTTTGGGTGAATCTTCACGTTCTTTAGCTGTTTTCCAAAAATATTCGTCTTCACGACCCATACCGAGACGTTCAAACCCATTTTCAACTTGATAATATTGCGTTGATACCTTAAAATCGGGCATTTTTGGATCAACAGGCGTCAAGCTGTTATCATAGATACGCATTCTATTGTTTGGATATAATGCATATTGCCCATTTTCTAGTTCAATTAGATTATGAGACTTATGTTCAGCAGGATTTTCACTTGTAGCATAGTCAACTACCTCAGGATCCTGATGATAATTGTCTATCGTACAAATATATGTACCTTTTTGAATACCAAAGTCGCGAGTATACAACTCATAGTCCATTGAACCAATGAATTGTTTCGTTACTGCAACAACACCATAGTCCATACAATTCCAAAATTGTAGGTTAGGTAAGTTCATATCAGGACTAGGAGTCTCTGGTGCCGAGACGAAGGCGCTGATAGGCAACTTGTCGTACATTGCAGCATATTCAGGTAGGTATGTTTCAAAATAAAAAGTGCGCCCAGGAATCGACTTACACGATACCCAGACGCCTTTAACAAATTCGCCATGACCACTTTGGTGATCAGTCAAATATTCTTTACGTACCCAGACCTCAACCGAGGGGAGATTGCAAATAAGAGCAGACATTGTAAATTAATGTATCTACGTCTATTTACCCTGCCCACGATACTTCTTTTTTGCTTTATTACGAGAAGTCGCAGAAAGTAATGTATACTGCGAGTTTCCTTGGCGAGTTTTTTTCGGTGTGCCCTTAATGTAATTACCGCCTTTCATCATCATAGTTCAGTACCTCAAATAACACGAGTTTTTTCGTGACCGACTCTAATCCGAGGATCGCACCAGATTTCAAATCCTTTCTCCTTGGCATCAAGACAGAATGAGACATCCTCACCACACATGTCCTGTACATTTCCACTCTCAAAGACTTGCATCTTAGGAGCAAACCAAGGGTATTCCAGATTCTCAAATACACCCTTCTTGATCAATACCCATCCAAATCCAGTGTAATCAACAGTAAAAGGTTTCTTACGCTTCTGAATGGATTCGACAGTTTCGTGATTCATCACTCCACCATTCTTACGGAAATCATCCTCCTCAAGCCAATGTGCAACAGAAGTCGTGTGTCCATCTTCAGTGGCATACCATCCAGCAACTACTTCCCTCTCTGCACCATCGGCAGCAATTGCCATATCACAGAGTTGCCAGAACTTACTCGTATCGAACACGATATCTGAGTCAATCCACAGTTGGTAGTCATACTGCAGTTTACCGTCCCAAGGAATCTGATTAGGTCCACGCAACACATTTGCACCCAGACACTTACAACGTGCAAAGTTAACCATAGAAGAGTAATCTTGACTGATCTGAATACTCATTCCATTCTGTACCATATCAAAGCACAGTTGTACGAAGTTCTTCAAGAAGATATAAGAACATCCGCGACCAGGTAGACAAAATACAATTGTCTTACCTTTCATTCTTTCTTTAATTGCCGCAATGTCCCACTCAGGTGCTTGAGTCTTCTTGGGCGCATTCGCTTTTACAGTAAATCCTTTAGCCATGTTTTTTGAATTGCTTCAGTTCAATTATAGTACGGTGTATGTATGATGTCAATAACTATCACAACCTTCTGGATCTGGCGTATTACCCGAACGAACTCCAAGGGGGCGATTGCATTCCTCATAAGACAAATCCTCAAGGTCATAATCAGTCTTCATTAGACCAACCATTCCCTTGAGGGTTTTCCATGTATTATTAAATTCTTCTCTTGATAGATTGTTATATAAACACTCTTTTTTTGCGTAGATGTGATAAACCTTTTCCATAAAAATTTTTTGCGAGAAATTTTTTTTCCAATTATGAATTTGACTTTCGCATTATATATCGAGGTCGATCTGTCACCTCTGTAGGTTAGGGTAGTTAGTCGTTTTTATATACGGCGGCAACGCGCCCCGCCACGATAACAACGAACCGCGAACAACTGTGGTCCACGGTGTTACTCTCCCACATAATATCACGGAGACTAACTGTTGTCAACCCCCGTGTTATTATGTATCAATGAGACTGCCAATTCACCACCTGACAGGTGTACTCAGGTCCTCTACGTAACTATCAATCAGACGCTCAGATCCTTCCAGTTCAAAAAGATCCTCCCATGAAATCTGATGCGGGTCAAAGTCTTCCATCACCTCAATATCTAAGGTGATTCTATAACGTTGCTTCTGTGCCTGACTGATAGCGACTGACATGATTGACTCCGTTGGTGATACTTGACTAGTATAGACTGCCTGAGAGATATTGTCAATCTTCCACCTGTTATTTATTAGAAGGACTGATGGTTTTTGTCTGTCAATCCCCACAAAAATTTATACTGGCGGTCTTGACATTTCTGCGCGTTCGTGATAGACTGCTCGCTAAGATCACTACTCCTAGACACATTTAATTGAGAACAAAAAGACCCTCAAAGTAACTCTCAAGATC